AAGAATCCTTTCGAACTCTGTAGTTAATTCTTTTGTGTCCATAGTTTTAAAACTGTTATCATTTTTTACATTAAATTCTTCGTTTTGGGAAATTTTTAAAATATTATTTTTAATTTTTTCCTCGAAATTAGCGTCTGTTTTGGCCTCTTCGTCGTCTTCAACCATCTCTAAATCTACATTCTCTTTGACAGTAACGCCCTGTACATCTGCGGCTGGTTTAGTAGTGAAACCAATTCCCAAGGGAAAAACCTCCCCTGCTACCAAGCGATAAACAGGTGTTCCATCTTCCATTGTGCCGCCCCCATCAAAGGCTTTCAGGTATTTTTCAAATTCTTTGATTTTAACGGGATCTGTAATAATTTCCGCTTCGTTTAGGTTCTGAGAGCCAACCGCAATACTATATTCGTTAAAGCCAAGCTCCCAGCTCGCTGCAATCTTATTATAGTTTGGATCTTCTGGGTCGCTGGCCTTTAGCAACAGATCTGCAAACTCTGGATTAACGGTCTTATAGATGACCGCTGCCAACGAAATATAAAAAGGATCCGTTTTACCCTCAAGCCTATCTGTGTTTAAGATTTTCTCATTATCCATATCAGTAAACGCAGCATTTACTATATGCCCCACCACTTTTTGTTTTTTGTGTTCGATATTAGTGGGTTTATGAACGAAATAATCGATCAAGCTTTTCGCTGTAGTAGAATCAATCCCATCTCCGTTTCTATTGAATCGATTAACAATAGCGGCATTAAAGGCGGCTCCAATCAAATCAATATTACGATCTAAATCAATACCTTTAGGGATCAAGGGCTTCAGGTTCTCCAACGAAGCCACACTAATACTTAAATCATTTTCTAAATCATCTGTAGCAAAAACCTCAAAATCAAACTGGGTTTTAAACTTATAGGGTTCACTCATACTGTGTATGTTACACTTTTTTAATCTTTTGGTGAATTTTTACTGCTATGATATAAAATAGCTGACGCATATTCATCCAACAAATGCTCTACGCTGATATCTGCTACCTTCGCTAACGTTTTCAGTTCCAATAGTTTTTTATTGTCTTTCAGGCAGTTTACAGCTGTTTTTTTCCAATTTGGTCTTTCGCAAGCAGAAACTACGAGCTCGCAAATTTTCTCTAAAACGTCCTTTTGGGTTTTATTCAAACGCTTCTTATCGAAAACTTTTTTAGCTTCCACGGTAATATCTGAGTGAAGTTTTGCCGTTGCGTCGATAACCTCCTTGATAGCATCTATTGAATATGTGACTTTAGCATTAGTTTTAGAACCTAAAGGACGACCGGGAGCCTTAGGTGTTTTGCTGGTTTTATCCAACATCTTCATGCTCTCAGGATGTTTAATCTCCTCAAGCTTTACCTCGCCGGGCTCCTCAAAAACAGGAACCCCACCCACCATAGGATTATACCAACCCTTTTTTCTATCCTCCAAGAATTTTTCTTGAGCACTTTCAAGTTCTCGTTCTGAAGGGAAAACCCCAGTGTCAATAACCTTCATTCCTTCCTCAGGAGGCAAAATACCGAGCTCCATCATGCGCGTAATTACACGCTGCACTTGGTTTTCATCCTTCATGTCAATATCTTGAACCTTGGCTGTAGGCGCACTCCTAAAACCAAAATTCTTACATATTTGATTAATCTCAGGCTGAAGGAATTCATTCAAAAAAGCTTCGCGTGATTCACGCAATCTCTGCAAAAACAACTGTGCCTTGATAGTGGCATTAGCAAATTTCTCTTCACCTAGTATAACATTTTGAAGGCCCTCTTTGATATCCCTATTGACAACATCATATTTTGATGGCCCAATAACCTTTTCAAGGTCTGGGATGATAAACTCTGCTTTGGTGGTATAGTCGCTCACTAGCACACGGCCCACACTCTGGTTGGTGAATAAAGACTGCATCGCTTGCAGGTTACGCGGGTTAATTCCTCCCTTGTCCGGAGTGGTCCCCATTGTGATCATCAAAACAACATTTTCTACGGTACGGCAAATAGCTTGGTCAATTTTTTTCATTTCAAGCTTAAAGTTTATGTCATCCAAGACAGCAAAACCAAAAGGTACCCCAAAGGGCTCATAATCTTGTTTTTTGTAAAAAGAGTACCTCAGTTTGGTAGGGTCTAAATCAACGCTGATGCCCGTTGTCGTCCACGCGTCTTGTTTAATTCTCTTTTTGATATTGGGCGCAAGGGCCTCATAAAGTTCACGGTCTGCATCGTTTTTAGGGTTTTTCAACCTTTCTATCTCGTACTCGCTCAAAACTTTAGCAAAAAAACGAACGTCGAAGGAAGTGGCTCGTTTGGCAACCACATCATAAGGATTCAACAAAATATACTTAACAGGAATTTTATTGGTTTCAGTCATAAGGCCGAGATTTCTAATCTTGGCAAACTCATCCGCCTTAAACTTGCCCTCTACTGCGTACAAGAAAATATTACCACTCCGATAATACTCCCTAAAAAACTGATCCTTCAGATGCCAAATACCAATTTTTTTAAACCATGACTTAATAAAACGCCGAGATTTTTCGCTCCCCCCTTCCAAATAAACAGGAGAATTGGCAAAATCAGCCATCATGTCAATAGAATTTCTAAAAATAGCCACGTTGACATAGGCCTTCTGACATAACTCAATAGCCTCTCTCACATCAACCCCTTCAAAACTATAATGGTAAGGCAACATTCCCGCACGAATATTGCTATACCCATAAAGTTTAGGGTTAATAGCTATTTGGTTACGACGAAAGTCCGTTGAAGAGGTGCCAGCGCCCCTAGAATAGGTTGCCGCTTCAGAGGTGTGATCGTAAAAGGAATCCCCTATGAGTTGGGGCTCCCACTTAGATTCGCTCCCAAGACTTTCGTAAGGATTGTTAGGGTATTGAAAGTTTTTTTCGAATTTTTTCCAATAATCGGAACGCTTCGTATATTTTCTTCTGGCCATGTTAAATTTTACACTGAATTGATTAAAAGTGACTTTCTAAAGTCAAAAAGTTAGGTTATGAACATTGGTTCAAATGTTTCTATTATATCTAGTTTGGGTTGTTTTTTCGAGTCAAAATAGACTTTTGTCATCCAGTTAGCTAACAGTAAAGCTGAATAAGAATCTTTGCGCGCTTTATCTGGACCTGTTTGGCGCCTTAAATTGCTAGGCAAATCAAAGGTTTGTGTGCCTTGGGCGGTAGTAGTAATTTGTATTAGGGCACATTCATTTTTTGTTAAATTAATCATATCTGCTTGGTGCTCTATAAAGTCTATCATTTTTGCCCCCTTGTTTTGCTTATCTGTCTCTTTTAATTTTAAAAATTTTAATTCATCTATGGGGATCATTTTATTTTTTTGGGCGGTATAAGCATCATCGATTGCTTGACTGGCGAAAAGTAGCCTCCTGTGATCAAAGGTTGCTTGTAATAGCTCATTGGCCTGTCGAATCCAATGGCTTGTGGGTTTACGCAAAATCACATGCTTATAGTCCCCTTTATTGTATTGCTGTTTGTACTGACGCAGGTCCGCTTGATACTCTTCCGGTTTGTCAAACGCTACTTCGATCAGCTTTAGTTTGATCTCTTTTTGCCTGAAGGTTTCGCTTTCGTTGCACGCTTGTAAAAACTGAACGCCTCCATTGTAATCACCACATATAGCTACAATATTAAAATTCTCCAAACAAAATAAAAAATATCTCATGTGATGCTTTAAAGATGTTCCAGCCAAAGCATAACTATGAACTAGAGTTGCTTTTTGTTGTTCTTCGTCTAGTTTTAATATTTGTATTGCAAAATCATCAGAACTTTCTGTTTGAGACCATGACGGGTCAAACGCTAAAATGTATTGTGAATCCACACTACCTTTTACCTCTACAGACGGGAGCTCTCCGTCTGGTACGGTACAAAGAGCCATCTTACTTGTCTTAAAATACCCCGCGCTATCATCTGTGAAGATTGCTCCAAATTCTCTCTCGAACTGAGATTGGCTCATCGTTGATTTAGCTTGGTTAAGTAAATTTTGATCGTATAACTGCTGAGGGGCGCAATCATATGAAAAGTGCATAATGCACCTAGACGCACCATCCTTTTGTTCTTAG